AGAGGTCTGGGAAGGCTCTACTAAACTTACAGACATAACAAACCCACCTTCGTCCTCCTCTAAAATTTACAACATTAAAACCAACGATCTGGATAAGATTAAAATAGTTTGGTACGTCGATGGTTCCGCTGGTGATTGGTATAATATGTATGCTGTTTTAAAGAATAGCAGCAACACCACACTCGCCTCTTGGGACGGTAATAGTTGGAGCGGAAACTCCTCCGACGCCCCCTCTGACGATGATAATTTTTACCTACCCAGTAGCTTTGACTCCACAAACGCGGCTACTACTGGCGTTGTTGAAGCGACCGATGCCGACACAGAAAAATATAATAGCTCCGCTGGTTTTACTATAATCAAGTACGCTGGGGCTGGCTCGACAGACGGCGACACCAAGACTCTCGATCACAGCCTCGGTGTTCCACTTGAGTTTGTAATCGCTAAAGCGCGAACGAGTAACGATGGGTATGACAACGGGGATTGGATTGTGTGGCACAAAGACTTGAGCAGTAGTAAATACCTGTACCTCAACTCAAACTCCGCGCAGCGCACCGAAGCCTCTAGTTACAATTTAATTAGTACGGCAACCAGCGGTTCACAGCATCAAGTTGTAGTTAATAACGGCACGGATGGTTCAAACTACAATTACCATTACCTGAACTCCGGCCCAAGCAACGGCACTGGTGAGGATTACATTCTCTATGGCTGGGCTGGCGTCGAAGGCTATTCCAAATTCGGCAAATACACGGGCAATGGAAGCTCGTCGGACGGCCCTATGGTGTACACGGGTCACACGCCTCGCTGGATCGCTATAAAACGAACAAACTCCTCTGACCATTGGTGCCTATATGACACCGCTCGTTTCCCAGCTAACCCTAACGGCACTAGGCTTGAGGCCGACACCTCAGACGATGAAGCTTCAGCAAGCACCATAAACATAGACGTACTTTCTAATGGCTTCAAGCTGCGTGGTGCTGGGTCGACAATTAACGCGAATGGCAGCACTTACGTTTTCGCCAGTTTTGCTTCCGCCCCGTTCGCTAAGTCAAACGCTCGCTAACTATCAGAAAGATTTAATCATGCCATACATTACACAAGAAGGACGGGTGCTAGTCTTGGACAAAGCCTTTTCGCTAAACAACATTTCATTTCCCGCCAACTGGCTTCGGCTATCCACACCTGCCGACAAAGAAGCGCAAGGGATAAGTTGGGTGACACCTGAAGAACCACCAGTAGTTCGTGCGCCACTGGATCGTGAGAAAGCTAACGGCATAGCGCGGGCCAAAGACACTGCGGGTAAGATGTTGGCTCAATCTGATTGGATGGTGGTTGCCAGCGTAGAGCGTGACCGAGTGGTGGCTGATGATTGGGCCGAGTACCGTGCGGCAGTGATTGCCGAGGCGGATCGTCTGGAAGGCCAGTATAGCACTGCCGAAAGCTACGAGGCTATTGATGCAATCGTGCAGAATTGGCCGATTAATCCAGACGAACAGGCCGAGCGTGAGCGGATGGAAGCTGAAGAGGCTGCGGCTAAAGCAAAACAAAAGGAGAATGAAAATGCTGAAAAAAAAGAAGAAATCTAAAAAGGGTAAAAAGGGATATTAGAAATGGCAGAGTACGACCCTAATTCGTTATCGGCGCAACTGGCTCGGATTGAGTCCAGGCAGATACATATTGCTGATCGCCTTGATGAAATTGCGGAGCGAATGAACAACCATTCGCAAAGGATAAAATTCTTAGAGGAGTTTCGTTGGAAAATTGTAGGGGCCGTTTCGCTTTCCTCGGCGGGGGCTGCGGCTGCGTTTTCCAAGTTATTCGGCGGAGAATAAATTTGGCGTGGAACAAAAAACAGACATGAAAAAACCTGGATACAAAACAACCGAGTTCTGGATGAGTTCGGTGGCAATGCTAATCGGCCTTGCCTATGGAAGCGGTCTTATTACTGAGGCCGGGACATCTGGCATAGAGAAGTCAGTGGCATTTATTGCATCAGCACTGGCGGCGCTTGGATATAGCGCAAGCCGGGGCAACGTGAAAGCGGCTGAAATTGAGAGCAATAAATGATCACCGAAGTGTTAGCCGCATTGAGGGCACTCCCTGCCATTGCGGATGCCCTCAATGCGCTGACGGATGCGACAACTGCTGCTGCTGCAAGTGCCAGGCGTGAGGAGAAGGATGAAAATATTGACGATCTTATTGCTGCTGCTCGCCAGCGCCGTTTGGAGCGGATGTCTGAGCCAGAAGTTGATGGGGTTCGAGGAAGCGACTCTGGCGGACCCGGAGGGGTTCGAGGCAGCAGTGGCGACGGATGAGGGTGCGCGGTTCGTAAAGAGTTTGGGTTTACTAATTAACAAGTACGAAGAGATTTTAGAGAAGGGAAACTAGGATGCCAGATATCACAAAAGGAAAAACATTTTTAAGCGGGCAACAGCTTACTGCGGAAGACCTTAATTCAATGCTGGATGATGCGGTGATTAATAACAATGCGATCACAACCGCAAAGCTTGATGATTCTGCATGCACTACCGTTAAGATTCCTGATGATAATGTCACCTACGCCAAGATTCAAAACGTGGAAACTGCCAACAGGGTTCTGGGTAGCACGTCTGCTGACGGTGTAATTTCTGAAGTTCAGGTCGCTACAGACATGATTGAGGATAATGCTGTAACTGCCGCAAAGCTGGCAGTTGGCGCGGCACTTCCAACTGGTTCGGTCACGCAATATGCTGGATCATCTGCACCTTCTGGATGGTTGCTGGCAAACGGTGATGCCACCCTGAACACGTTTACTTACAAAGACCTTCACGCCGTAATCTCAAACACTTACGGGGGGACTGCATACGAGGCTGGCGTAACGGATCAGGATGGGGTTTCCACTACGTTTACTCTACCAGACTTGAGAGGCCGAATCCCTGTTGGCGTAGGACAACAAACAAGCGGCAAGTGGGATTCCTCGGCGGAGGACTATTCCGGTTCCGGTACTAACTTTGCTTTAGCAGCAACGGGCGGAACTGAAGATCACCGATTGCTTCAAACTGAGCTTCCCAAGCATAAACATAGAATCTCTAACGCCACGGCGTTTGGGGGAAGCTACGCTCAGGGTGGCACCAGAGACTCTGCTGGGCCAGCTACTGAATACACCACAGAAGAGCTTTTCGACTCAAGTAATGCAGCAATCACCGAAGATCAACCCCACAACAACCTGCAACCGTACATTGCATTAAATTACATTATCAAAACCTGATGACTAAATCGGCAATAGCACAATTTGTGGCGGATAAACTCCAGAAGAGTGATGCGGGTTCGCTGACTCTTTTGAAAAGTTTTATTGATCGCCGGTATGAGATGATTTGGGACTCCGGGCTTTGGCGCGAAACGCTAGGGACCACAAGCTACTCAGTAGCCGCCGACACCAGCGAGGTTACCCTCAATAGTGCGGTGCGCTTTGCTGTGGCAGTAGCCTGGGACGATAACGAAATATCATCCATGGACTACGAGACGGTGTTTCAGATCAATCCGGCACTGTTTGATGAGTCCGGTTCACCAACAAGTTTTATTACGCTGCCAAACGATTCCAGCGGCAACGCAGTAATCCGTTTGATCCGGAAACCTGACAAGGCCAAGACACTGCTGGTGTTGGGCAAATTGAAGCTTACTGCCTTAACAGATTCTGATTCTCCAAAGATTAACGGCATTGATAATGCACTACTGGCCTATGTGGAGGGCGACATGCTTGAACACATGCGGCAGTACGGCAAGGCACAGGTGAAGCAGCAGGAAGCTGCTGGCGCCATGATGTTGATGCGGGATCTTGAATCGGCGCAATCGGCAAAGATTGCCCGCCTGATTCCGGAAGTACCAAACGTGTGGGACATAAATGATTTTGACTGATGCCTGTAGTTTACAATGACAGTTTAGATGACCAGATGGCGTTTGACGCCGTTCAGTCCTTTGTTGGGGGTCAGGTTAGCAACGTGCGTTCTAACCTAATCGGGCCGACTCAGTATTCTGAGGGGGTCAATGTGGACATTGATCGGTTTGGCGGAATTATTACCAGGCGCGGCTTGGATGATGATTACGGGACATTACCAAACACAAATTCCTACAACTGGAATGAAGCTGCAAACAACTGGGAAACCTATACTTCAACATGGAACGCCGCCCCGGAGCGCGTTGATTCGGTCTTCTACTTTGACGCTCCCAGCCTTCCGGAGCAGTTGCTGGCTGTAGCGGATCAAAAGGTCTACAAAAACATTGGCGGAACAACTTGGACTGAGGTCACGGGCTACACCCCGGCAGATGGCGCCAACGTGGAAATGGCGCAGTTAACCGACAAGGTTTATCTGACTGACGGCACTAACCATGTAAGAAAATACGATGGATCGACATTCACCAGCGAATCGACGGGAACGGGAAACCCGCCGATCTGCAAATATCTCAAAACGCATACTAACCGTCTCTTCGCTGCCGGGGTCTCGGCAGTGCCGGATGCTTTATACGCCAGCGACCTGCTTGATGGTTCCACCTGGGATAACGTCAACAACCAGATAAGGATTGGTGGCTCGGTAGGAGATCCCATCACCGCCATTCACCCTTGGATTGGGGTGAACCTGGTAGTGTTCAAGGAGCGTTCGATTTTCAATGTGGTCGCTGATCCTACCGCAACAACTGCCGCCAGTTGGACCGTTGAAAACATTGATACCCGGATGGGTTGCGTATCGCATCGGTCAGTGGCACAGGTCGGTCAGGATTTATTCTTCTTGGCGCCAGACGGCATTCGCACCGTGCGATCAATTTTGGAGGGCAACGCCCAAGCAGTCAGTGAACCTATCTCAATCGGCATTCAGGATGTGATTGATACGATCAACTGGAACTACGCTAATGAGCAAGCGTGTGGGGTCAGTTGGAACAATCACTACATTTTGAGTGTGCCCACCGGGTCCAGCACAACTAACAATACATCTATTGTATACAATACCGTCGCCAAGGCGTTTGTGGGCACCTGGACATGGGATGCTACTGATTTCACCGTAAGCGCCTTCAGCGGCAATCTGAGGCTCGTAATGGGCACTGAATCCGGCAAGGCGCTGGCATACCTTGATTACGTCCAAAATACCTCTGAAACGGACTCAACTTACCAGGATGACGGTTCAAATTACACTTCCAGCGTGTTGACGCGGGGCATGACCTTTGGCGAGCAGTTCAGTGAGTTACTACCGAACCATGTTGAGCTTGAGCTAAAGCCCGCAATTGCTACTGCGGTTAGCCTTCGAGCGATCTTGGACGAGGAATCTGATTCGGTTGTAAGCCAGCAGTTTATTAATACGGAGACGAGCGCACTAACTTTGCCATTTGATTTGCCAGCAACATTCCCGAAAACTGTGCCGATCCGAAACTCGTACAATTTATTAAGCAACGGACCGTGCCGGGAGATGCAGTTCAAAGTCGTTACCAATTCAGGCAAAATGTGGGTGCGCGGAATTAAGGCCAGCGCCTTTGTAAACTCAATCGAGCAGGAAACATGAGTGGTGAAGGAAATCATTCAATTGATTCGGTCCTGCGTTTCGCCAGGGCGAACGATCATCGGAACTGGTGTTTCGGAGGATGGCCGGACGATATCATGGGAATTTACCTCTCGTGGCACCATTCAAATGGAAGTCTGGTCCTCGTCGAAGACAACGGCGAGTTGGTCGCGCTGGCGGTTGGGACGAAGATGCTTGAGGCTGACATCGATAAGCACTGGAGGTGCTGGGACGAAAGCGGAGACTGCATGCTTCTCTCGGACGTTGTGGCGAAGACGAAACAAGGATTGGCGGCGTGTCTCGACGAACTCGATGTTCGTTGTCCCGAATGGCGGGAATTGAAGTTGTTTGCCAACCGGCACGGCAAGCGAAAGCAGATTAAGCCGGAAGTATTTGAGCGAATTGTTGAGCGATGGAAATAACCGGGCCAGTAATCGAGGGGCAAGGGTTTGAGCATAAACCGCCGACAGCTAATGTGGTTATGCAAAAGCCAATCCCGGTTGGTGTTTATATAGGCCAATCGCGGTTGGGTGATGATGACCTGGGCAAGTGCGCAGTGTGGGTGCTACCTCACCAGCCACACATTGCCGAGGTGTATGTAAGCAAATTTAAGGGCAACCTGTACGGGTCATATTTGACCGTAAAAAATCTAATTGAACTAAACCGGGAAGACTTAGTGGAGTTATACGATAAGGCTTTAAATGAATGATCTAATGAAACAATGCGAACGGGCGGCGCAAAGCATTGTGGCCGCGTATGGTGAACGCTTCTGGGCGGCACGGGATGCGGTGAACAAAGGTACTCCGCCACCGGCACCAGACTATTCTGATTCAGCAGCTAAAGGAATCGAAACAGATATCCGAACCCTGCCGGCGCGTAAGATCATTGAGTCATTAGCCAAGTCCGGCGGCAAGGGCCGGGTTAAGATTGGTGATGAGTATATCGACGTAGACTTCACTGGGTTCGGTGACCTGGATCAAATGCAAATTGATCTGGAGGCAATGCGCACCAGCGCCGATGCGATTGCCGCCATGAACCTCGACATCCAGCAACGGTATGGCGAGCAGATGAACCTTGAGCAGTTGAAGCGCATCAAGGAAGCGGATCCAGTTGGTTATGAGCTACGCCAGAAACTGGCCCAAACCACTCTGGAAGAATTATCTGCCGGCCGGGAGTTAGGGGAAGACGCATCCCGTCAGGTAGAACAAAGTGTACGGGGCGCCCAATCTGCACGGGGCAACGTATATGGCTCCGCCAACATTGGTCAGGAGGCATTAGCTAAGTTTGATGCAGGTCAACGCCTTTTGACGCAGAGAATGTCTCAGGCGCAAGCCTACGCGCTAGGAACACCCATTACAGCGCAGTACGGGGCAATCAGCGGAGCGCAGCAAGGTGCTGCTAACTTTGCGCCAATGCAGTTGCAGCAGGGCATTGGTCAGAACCCGAACGCCGGGGCACAGGCAGCACAGTTTGCCAGCAGCAACTACTCGACCTATGTGCAGGGATTACAGAACCAAAGTAATCCGTGGATGGAGGGGCTAGGTATGGTTGCTGGTGTGGCAGCACAAGGGATTGGTGGTCACTTTGCCGGTAAGGCAATGGCTGGAGCAGGTGGAGGAATAGGCGGCTACGGCTTTAGATTACCTGCTGGACAGCAGTATGCTTAAACAAAGGAATAAAATCTAATGGCACGAAAAAGTTCATTCTTACAGGGGTTTGAGGTTGGGGCTGACCTTTACAACCGGGGTTTCTCTCAGGCGCAGAGTATGGCGCAAATGAAGTTGCAGCAGGATGCGCAGGAAAGGCGCAATCAGCTTATTGACTCTCAACTGCGTGAGGCGCAGGAGAGAGCAAAAGAGCGGGCACGGCAGAGGGGATTAAGGGACAGTGCTGGCGTTAGCTTCATGGCCCTTAAAGACATAATTAATTCCCCTGAACTAAAGACTGATGAGCAAAGACTTAGTGCGTTTAGGTTTGCGGAAGAAAAACACCTTTCAGACATACAGGCGCACGGGGATACATACGATAATTACAAACTTTGGCGAGATACGCTTTTTGAAAAACCTGTTTTCCATGCGTCTGAAGAAAACCGAAATCAAGAAAGGCAACTTGCCCTTATTGGTTTGCACAACAAAAAGAAATTGGCCGAAGACAATGCGTCGCTAGTGCTTCAGGCTCAGAGAATAAATCCTTCGTTTAAGCCAACCACTTTAGTCGAGGCGAATGATCCTGAAGGCTACGCATCCACCATAGCCGATGCCACAGCAATCGTTACTGGTGAGGAAATTAAAGGAATGTACGTCGAGGCTGGCCTACCTGTTCCGGCAGAACTTGATGTTGACGGTAGCGGGACGGTTGATCGTGAGGATGTATACGGCGCCACTGGCGTAATATCCGCCCAACTAGAGGAAAGGGCCAAAAGAACTGCGGCTGCGGAAAGACAGGCTGATCTTGACGATTTCCAAACGAAGGAAGACATAAAACTTAGGAATAATCTTCTGCTTGAAAAAGCTAAAAACATCACTGCGGGTCAGCCTATAGAAGAGAGTTTTGTTAATGACCTAGCAATGAGCGGGATGGCTGTCACTACTTCAACTATGCCAGGGCAAAATGCTTTAGTGGCAAAGGTGAATCAAAGGCGTGCTGAGGTTTACAACCAGATAAGCGACCAAAATACACCCATGACTCAGAAGCTCCAATTAAGTCGTGTGTTTAGTGAGAGTATGGGAG